GATTAGAACCCACAGCTATCAAGCTCATGGGAGGTCCAGGAACGTTTAAATCAAGTACGGCTAAGATGTTAGTGGCTGGACTGTTACCCTATGTTTTGGATGCTGATGAACTTCAAGCATTCAAGGATAACCCTGATTCTTTCTCATTTTACAGAAAAACTTTTATGACCCATTGGGAAGGAATAAAACTTATTACTAAGGTTATTGTTTGGGATGACTTCGGTCAAAAAATAGAACAACCTGGTGATACAACCTCAGAACCTCTAGAGTATCTTTATGTCAACAATAATGATCCTGCTCCCGCTCATATGGCTTTCAATGATAAAGGCAAAATGAACCTGGCTCCTGTTTTAACATTTGAAATAACTAATCAAAAGTTTTTAGCTTCAAAGACAATTCATGCTCCAATGGCTTATTATCGACGTATTGATCATGCCTATATTGTTTACCCACGTGAAGAATATTGTCTCCCAGAAACGGCTATGCTCGATAAAATGTCTCGTAAGATTGACGTCTCTCTCTTGGAGAAGGATGCCGATGGTGATTCATTAATGTCAGAAGAGTGTGTCTGGTATCAAAGAGTAACTTACCCTAGTGAAACCGAAATGTGTGAGGTTGGTCCTCCACAGTCATTTGACGAGGTTATTGCATCTGTACGGCACACAATGAAAGTCAAACAAAAACAGTTTAGAAATCTGAAAGACAAAATCACAGAGATTAGAAATTATCATCTCCAACAGTCTCAAACTGAAAGCAAGCCTCAAAGCTCTATCACATCCATTGATATGGAAGAAGTTACTCAATTGTTGAGAACCGAAAATGGTAGATATCCAAATGATTTTGAAGAGGAAGTTAGAGAATGGTGGGCAGATGATACTTGTGTGTTTAGTCAAGGAATTGTAGATAACGCAGAGCAATTTCTGGATGAGGATGGTAATTTCTTTGAACGTCCAGAATACATACAGGACCCATCCCTTATCACACTTGATGATGCTACCAAAGCTGCCGCTGACGAATTTTTGAAACAAATCAGAAAGAAAACGTTCGTGACTAGGTCATATTTGATGATGCGACGTCTTTATAGACAGCACAATGTCTGGAACATGTTTTCAGATGTTACTCCCCGTGAGATTGTTTATTCTTTCTATTATCGTTTTGGTTTCAAATTTCACGATGTTGTTACTTCACTAAATAATGATGATATGAACGCGTTTCTATTAAATGTTTATCAGTTTACTACTCCTTTTACTCGGCCTTACATGACTATTTCATGCAAAGGCGTTCCCTCTTGGTATGTAAAATTACAGCAAGAGTACACATTATATAAAAGTTCACTAATTCAAATGTGTAAAGGAACTTGGGTTGAGTCAATGTGGAATACATTTGCCTACATCAAATCTCAGTCATTTTATTTTGAAATAGCTGCTGCTCTAGGATTGTTCCAACTTGTTTATCAATATTCCTTGAATTATTTCTTGAAACCTGAAGTTGACAAATTTAACCTAATGATGCGTGAAGCACAGAAAGAGTTAGATGTTAGAACCAAAATGTATGATGATTTGAAATCTCGTTTTAAAGATTGCAAGGAAATTTTGGAAAAGATACAAGCTGAACAAGATAAGGATTCCCTGAATTTATATAAGAAAATGCTTGAAGCAAGATCTGAGATACCAAACAAAGAATGGGATGACAAACAAGTGTTTGTATTCCGAGGAGGAGAAGCTGCTGATGTTGAATATATAGTCCAAGAACCTTCTGATTCAATAGAGAGTTTAGTGGGGATAGTTACTAAGGACTACTCACATATGACTATTGAACCAAGTGAAAATCAGTCTGCTCCCGTCCATGCTAAGGCTAAAGCGCGAAAAATTTCAGCGAAAAAGTTTAAAGACGCTACTTCATCGAAACCACAAGTTGGTAATAACAACGACAAAAATGGTGGAGATATCATGAATCGCATCTTAGCATATAACTTCTTTGGATTTACCATTGAAACGTATCCAGGGTCCAATCAATATGAATCGCTAGGTTCAATGTTGTATATTAAAGGACCATTCGCTATAATTCCCGATCATTTCTTTGACTCGATCACAGCTAAAATTACTGCTTCTGCAGGTTTTTCAAAGGGTATGGACCCTATGGACTGTAAGATCAAAATTAGATTGGATTTTGCTGACACTCATCAAGCTCAATACTTTTATCTTCGTGATTTAGGTGAAAGCGAGATGTACCCAGTTGTTGGTAGAACTGACATGGTCATGATTAAGACCCCTGTTCAAACTGCTGACTTTTCATGTAGGAAGACGATTTTGAAATATATAGCAACCCGCGAAGAGCATCAGAATATCAAGAATCTCAATGGTTACTTTGTAGTTAATAGAGGAGGAACGATAGAAAAAGCCTTGGTAAAGGTTCTCCCTGAGGAGACGCATTACGTTCTTCCTGATCCTTCAGATGTTTCGACTGGATACACCTTGCACAACGGTTACAAATATTATGCTCCAACCACTCCTGGAGATTGTGGCGGTTTAGTATTTATACAAAAACCAACACTCCCAACATCTCGCTTGATAGGTTTGCATGTAGCTGGTAATGAAAAGTTGTGTATTGGCTTTGCTGAATCCCTTATTAGAGAGGAACTAGAAGAAACTATTGCTCAATTTGATCATAGTGATGTTATTACTGAAGAGTTTGAAGAACCTAGTAAGCCATTGGCAGCCCCTTTAGTATCAATTGGTCAGATTATCCCGATGTATCGAACTGATCAATCAGCGCCCATGGCTTTTAAATCTGATATTTTGAAATCTCCTATGTTCAACATGTTTTTCCCATCCAAGAAGATACCCGCGCCTCTGACCCCTAAGGTGTTTAATGGAACACTAGTAGATCCGTGGGACAAGAATTTAGCTAAATTCTGTATCAATAGAGGTGTCATACCACAAATGCATGTTGAAATGATTTGTCGTAACTTGTTTACTTACCTTAAAAAGAACTCTCCATTTACCGTTCAACCATTTATTCTTACTCCCGAAGAAGCTATGTGTGTATTGCCTGACGATCCCGATTCTCGTAGTTTGAGTAGAAATACTGGTATAGGATGGCCCGAATGTAATGAGAAAGTTCCTAACTTCCCGAAGAGAACTCGTTATACTGGAAAGAACATTGAAGGTTATGATTTGGAAAACTCATATTGGAAAGAAGCCTTAGAAATTCTTGCTAAAATGGTTGAAGATAGAAAGCAAGGTATTCGAGAACCAGAAGATCTCTGTATTGACAATATCAAAGATGAATTAGTTTCTAGAGAGGATTATCAAGAGAAATTGAAAGCACGTGTGTTTTCAGTCTTGCGATTTTTAATCATCTTGCTGGACAAGATGTATTTTGGAGCATTTGCTCTATGGATCATGAAAAACAGAATTCACAACGGTATTGCTATCGGTGTTAATGTATACTCTGAAGAATGGGACGTGTTAGCACGCCGGCTTTTAAGTTTCGGAAGAGAAATGTTTAACATTGGAGCTGGTGATTACAAAGGTTATGATGGAGGTCACAAAGGCCAAATCATTAAAGCTCTGATCAAATACGTCATCCAAGCTTGGTATGACGATTTAGAGTATAGAGTTAGACAAATGACTGGAGTAAACATGACCAACGCAAAACACATTCGTGGCAATCTTGTCATGGAATACTTTGGTGGAATACCTTCAGGTCACTTTTTGACAGCCCTCATCAATTGTTTAGTCAATCTTTTCAACTTTATGTATGCTTGGCTCAAGCTTCATGACTTTGATTATTCATGTCTTCCTGACTTTGACAAACATATAAAACCAGTAGTACAAGGTGATGATAACGCATATTCTGCATCAGCAGCTTACAAGAGTACTTTTACTGAAGCTTTCCTCGGAGAGGCATTTAAAGATCTTGGTATGGTTTATACTCCAGAACACAAGGGTGGAGAGTTAGCCAATCAATTGCGTAATCTCACGGACATTGAGTTTCTGAAGAGGAAATTCAAATATGACACTCGATCTCACAGATTTGTTGCCCCATTACGATTGGACTCGTTACTTGAGCAGTTATATTGGACTAAGAAAGGAGAACAAAAATGGAAAATCCTTGAAGACAAGGTGGATTCTGTTATTCTAGAACTTTCTCTTCACGGAGAGGAAATTTTCAATGAATACGTTCC